TCCCAGAGCGGATCTCACAAATGCGGATCTCAGAAATGCGGATCTCAGGGATGCGGGTCTCTGGGATGCGGATCTGACAGGTGCGGATCTCAACAATGCGAAACTCATTGGTGCGAGTCTTCAAGGTGCGTATCTTATAGATGCGAAACTCAAAGGTGCGAATCTTATAGATGCGAAACTCAGCAAAGCGAAACTCAGCAAAGCGAAACTCAGCAAAGCGAAACTCTGGGGTGCGAATCTTATAGGTGCGGATCTATCAGGTGCGGATCTGACAGATGCGAAGCTTGGAAGAGCGATCCTTACTAATGCGGAACTCATAAATGCGAAACTTGAACGTGCTAACTTAAGTAAAGCGGATCTCAGACGTGCGAATCTCCATCAGGCTAAACTTATAGGTGCTATTCTTACTAATGCGAATCTTGGCGGTGCGGATCTCAATCTTGCGGATCTTTCAGGTGCGGATCTGACAGATGCGAAACTCAATGGAGCGGATCTTCAAGGTGCGATAGGTATACCTCTGTCCATATCTGATAGATTCCCCCACAAAGGAGAGACGGTAGAGGAAAAAGCCCGAAGAGAGACAATCCAAGATGTCACCAAACGTGTCTCCAAAGCTAAGAAAGACAAGGAGCTGGAAGCTCTCGCTCAAGAAGTGGGTTCTCTACAAGCTCAACCTGATTATGTTAAAGAGTACGGAAAAGTCCTCGAAGACCTGCAAACTGAAATCGAGGAGAAGTATTCTGTTTTAGGTAAGGGTCTTAATTATCTGAAGAAGCTCTTCAGCAGAGGTAAAAGGGCTTCGCAGATCCGCGTAGCTAGTGAGATGAATAGAGAAATTCAGAGAGAGATCAGTGAGCTGAAGAGAGACCTCAACAAGTAAGATATCGCAGTACTAGAGTTTAAGGAAGCCCTGCCCCCTATTATTGGGGGGTAGGGGTTTTTTGTTTATATATAGGTGTCCTTGTGGAGAATTGATAATAGAGATACATGAAATCAACTAAGGATGAAAACAATGGCTAACCCAAACGACTTAAAAAGAGCCCTCTATGGAGATAAGGATCTTCACTACGCGGATCTTTCAGGTGCGAATCTTATAGATGCGAAACTATCGCGTGCGGATCTTGTAGGTGCGGATCTCAAAGATGCGAAACTATCAGGTGCGGATCTTGACGGTGCGTATCTCAATCATGCGGAACTTATAGGTGCGGATCTCTCTCATACTACACTTACAGGTGCTCGGCTCAGGGATGCGTATCTCACAGGTGCGTATCTTATAGATGCGAAACTCATAGATGCGAATTTCAGTGATGCGAATCTCAGCAAAGCGGATCTCAGGGGTGCGGATTTCTGGGGTGCGATTCTTACTAATGCGATTCTCAAAGATGCGGATCTTGAAGGAGCAAAACTAGACGATGCGGATCTCACGGGTGCGGATCTGACAGGTGCGAAACTCAAGGGAGCGGATCTGACAGGTGCGAAAGGCATACCTCTGTCCATCTCTGATAAATTTCTCCACAAAGGGGAGACGGTAGAGGAAAAAGCCCGAAGAGAGACAATCCAAGATGTCACCAAACGTGTCTCCAGAGCTAAGAAAGACAAGGAGCTGGAAGCTCTCGCTCAAGAAGTGGGATCTCTACAAGCTCAACCTGATTACGTTAGAGAGTATGAAAACATCCTCGACGACCTCCAAGGGGAGATCGAGAAGAAGTATTCTGTTTTAGGTAAGGGTCTTAATTATCTGAAGAAGCTCTTCAGCAGAGGTAAAAGGGCTTCGCAGATTCGCGTAGCTAGTGAGATGAACCGAGAGCTTCAGAGAGAGATTAAAGTTCTCAAGAGAGATCTCGACAAGTAAGATATCGCCGTACTGAGGCATAGATCAGATTTAAGGAAGCCCTGCTCCCCTAACGGGGGGTGGGGCTCTTTTTTTGTTTATATACCTCTCACATAGCTAAAGATGAGAGGATATGAGCTATGTCACATGGATGGTACAACAGTAGAAGCCCTTGGCCACTCCCTCCTAAGAACACAATCGCTGTCTCTCCCTTCAAAAAAGGAGAGATCGACGTGCGATGGGATAACCCAGCATTGCTTCACGGCAATGAAGGCTGGATCATCAGAGGGGTCAATATATACAGATCGAGTAACTCTGATAGAGGAACATACTATAGAGTAAACGTAGTCCCTGTAGGAGGTAATCTCTATAGGGATCAAATGCATACTTGGACTGTCCATGAGGAAGTAGTACAAGGCTCCGCATGGATCTCCAGAGGCGGGCAAGCAGAAGACCCTTATCGCTTCCTTACAAAGTACCCTATCGCTAAACTCAATGGCATATATGATTCAGCAGACTCGTCCAAAGATGTAGTCGTTACGGTAGACGGTGAAGTCATACCCGTCGCGAGAGTCTTGGGCGACCTGCGACAAGTGGTTCTCTACTACAGAGGTGTTCCGACAACTGATGCCGTCACTCTTAGAGAGAGCAACATTCTAGAGATCACAGATCAGTCTGTAGTTAAAGTCAGCTACCTAGCATACGATCCAAGCACAAGACTTGGCGTTGGCGTGGACAGGAGAGACTTCTATAGACTTACTACAGTGGCAGAAGATCCTCTAACAGGGAGACTCCATGAGACCCCGTTGGATCAATGTCAACCTTTCTCTGACAGGGAGGTTGAGAAGATCGACTACATCTGGAGAGAAGGCATCCGTAGGAACAATTGGATCTTAGAGCAAAGCGGTGAGAGGGTTAAGTTGTTCACCCGTAAGCAAGTGGGAGAGCCTTGCTTCTGTACAGCTTTCAACAGGGAGACATTATCGTATGGGAAGCAACCTGACAGCCTTTGCAAGATCTGTTTTGGTACAGGGATTAAAGGTGGCTATGAAGGCCCTTATGACATCATCATTGCTACGGATGAGACGGAGAAGAGGATTGTTCAAGAAGACAGAGGTCGGCGTAAAGAACACTCCTATGAGATCTGGATCGGACCTAGTCCTATCGTGTCTCAGAAGGACTTCATTGTTAAGACTAACAATGACAGGTACTCTATAGGTGCTGTCAGATACCCTTCTAATAGAGGTAATATTCTCCAGCAACACTTTAACATTGCTTATCTTGACAGCGGAGATATGAGATATAACTTCCCTGTAGACGGAGTTCCTGTATATTGGGCAAAGACTCAGTATGGGTATTGGCCACAGAGAGACACTTACACTGCGAGATCTGATGCTAAGTATCCTCTTATTGGAGACAGTGCTTATCCTTCGGGTGCGAACAGGCCTGATGTATCAGATTCTGTAGAGCGTAAGGGTAGAACAGCGGCTTGGGAAAATCAGAATTACTGATTTATATTTAAGAGAGGTGCCCGATGAAATTTGATGCCCGTAAACTCAAGAACCCACCCCGTCCAAGAAGTAAAAAGAATTGGGACTTACGGAGCTACAAGCCACGTAAGAACAAGTTCAGTGATGTTAAAGCCCTGAAAGGCGAAGCTATCACTAAAGATGTGATCAAGATCTTCGGGGAAGAGATTGTCAAGGCGGTAAAAGAGGAGGCAAAGAAAGCTTCTGGCAAAGGGGCGGGCATCCCTAAAAGCCAAGACTTCTATGACTCGTTCTCTTACGAGATCATCAAAGGAGGCAAGATCAAGATTCAAAGTACTTGGGATTGGGTGAATAAGTACCTTGAGCGTAAAGATCCTTATGAAGCAAAGTGGCTTGCTAGGAGACGGGGTGAAAATAAGGTCATCCCCCTGAAGACTGAGACAGGAGAAGTGATCTTTAGGCAAGCTCCCCTAGTTGGGTCTAAAGGTTGGATTCACCCAGCTATTGCGAAGTACAACTTCGTGGATAAAGGTATAAAGGTGGGGGAAGAGAGAGCGGTGCGAAGGGCGATAAACTACTTCAATACGAAGAGTCAATAGTTCTTCTATAGTGGGAAGGTCTTCTAAAAAAAGGAGACACCCACTATGAGAAAAATATCAGCACAACAACGGATCGCTTTTTTAGAGCGTAGGATTGCACACCTTGAGCGTAATGCAAGTTTCACCTCCGATGTGACAGGACTTCTTAAGAGAATTTACAACCTCCCTAAGAACTTCGTCATGAATCTTGTGAACGCACTCAGAGAAGCGTTTGAGATGCTTGTCCGCCCTCTCTTCAAGAAGATGAAGATCATGGACGACCACTTAGGTGTTCTTCTTGCTATTCGTATCGCCCGTGCATTCAGTGGTCTCATTACAACCGCCGACGACCTCCCTCAAATTGTCAGCTTTGAGGCCAAGAAGCCTATGGATTCAATCTTCACAGGAGGCATCGCAGGAAAAAAGAAAGTCTCTCTTAAGAAGCTAGCAAACATGTACGACGGAGAGCAACAGAAGAGGATCAAGGCCGCGTACCTTTCTTGGCACAGTGATTTCAGCCATATCCTCAACCCTCCTACTTCTCAGAGAAAGCTAACCGAGATAGCTCTTGGCGGACTCAAGAGATATTCTAAGTTGGCGTATCGCCTCATCTCTGTAGCACTTCCTATCATTGGAGGCACTCAGCTTGTCGCTACAGGTATTGTGTTTCAGCTTCTTGGAGTCATGGGTACTTACTTCTTTAAGGTAGGCGGCTATTCTGTGGTGAAGAGTGAAGTGATACCTAAATCAGTGACGCTCGAAATAGGCCCAACCAGGATAAACATTCCAAATCCCGATTTAAAACCTTATGTCAACGATACCCCAACTATTTTTCAACCCCCTGAGACGATTGAGATAGAAGTACCAGGTGGGACGAAGACAGTAAACTATGATCAGGTTATCAACCATTCTGCTAACTTTGACGTGATGGCAAAACCCTATACTGAGATACTCAAAGCTAATGCAGGGATCATGGTTCTTCTTCTCTCTGTACTTGAGAAGGTCATGTACCGCTGGGTTGTAAAGACTGATGAGTTTGATGAGATGGCTAAGACCGCAAGCAAGTATCCAGCGGTTATTCACCTCACAAGAATGCTCAGGTCTGCGGCCTACGCATGACCTATTCGGTGAAATGCACTCATCCTCAGGGGGTTAGGGTTAACTCTCTGAATATCAACTTGTCTGAGGGACAGTCTTTCGATTGCCCTAAGACGACGTATGATACTAACAAGGAAGTGCAATTTCTCGTATCATCAGGAATGCTCACCCTTACAGTCAAAGAGAACAAAGGGAAGCTCAGGGTGAACTCAGGCAAGAGGGCTTTAAGGACTAAGCCTTCTGAAAGAGTAGTGGAGAGAGTAGTTGAAAGGGTTATCGAATCTCCTGTTGACATGGATTCTTTAACGAAGAGCTTGGTTGATCGAATAGGCAATATATTGTCCCCTGAGGTACTCGCACAGGCGATTGCGGCTCAAATGCCAACTATTAGCGTGAACAGTTCTCAGGTCTCTAATGCCTCTCCTATGTCTCAATCTCCAGAGGATGACTTGATGTTCATCCCTTCAACTATTGTGAACAAAAACACGGTAGCCTCTAAATCTTCCGCTTCCGAGGTAGTGTCTGAAGACAATGATATCGCTTCAGCTATGGAAGCCCTCAAAGCCTTAAGGAAAGGTAAAAAATGATATCAGCCCAGCAACTCAGGGCTCTCGAATTCCGTATCGCTCGCCTCGAAAAAGAAGCAGGAGTAATTGAGGACTTAACAGGCATCGTGAAACGCTTGCGTAATATCCCTCGAAACATCTTAAAGAAAATAGCGGGGGCTCTCATAGACTTGGGGTCAACTGCTTTAGTACCCATGAACTTCGAGAATATAGAAGCGATGAAAGAGCGACTAGGCTTGGCTCTAGCGATCAGGATAGAGGGAGTGGTGACATCAGGTTATCTGCCTACAGAAGACAGTTTGCTCTTAGAAGAATTCAACCTCACAAATCCCATCAAATCTACATTCAGAAAAGACGATATAACGGTCTTGCCCCTTGATAAGATGATAAACCGTACTTATGAAGGAGGTCTACAGAAAAGGCTTAAAGCCGCCTATCTCTCTTGGAAGTCTGATTACGGACACATCGCTAAAGAAATTTCAAATATTGAATCAGGCAGACCTACCAAAGGCGGGTCTGATGAAGCATTCCTAAAAGCTCTGAAAAGAACTTCAAAGACGCTCTACAGGTTGCTTAAAGCATTCTTGGATCTAGCTCCCGCTGTTGCAACTGTTGTGTTATCTGGTGCAAATTGGGTCGCTTATAAAGCAGTGTTTTTGTTGATGTTCAGACATGGAAACACCTTCTCTCAAATAGAAAATAGCTACTCTAATTTAGGCTTAAGTTTAAGTGGCATCAAAAACTTCTATGGGGGTATTGCAACAGGCGGTGTCGCTATGGCTTCTCTTTTGCTCAACCTTGTAGAGAAAGCTTTCTACCGTTATGGTGTCAACGTCGATGCCTTTGATGCAGAGTCGGCAGGTAAGACTGCTTCAAACTACCCTCGAGTAGCGAGTGTTGTAAGACTCCTTGAAAGCCACGCATAGAACTTTGTGGTAGGGCTTTTATCATCTGAGGTTGTATAATCTAACAACCCTAGATGATAAGGAGTCTCTACTATGAGCAAAGGTGTAGGTTTAGATATCGGGACAATGAACCTTGTCTCTTCAAGAATGAAGGGAAAGGAAGTCTCTATCCGCAGGATGAGAGATCTCTTTATTGACCTCCCTGCCACGGCTAAGAAAATGCTGAAGCTAGGATCAGTCTCTTATATTGAATCTGACGACCATTTATTGGTTCTCGGCGATGAAGCTATGGAAGTAGCTAATATGTTCGGCAGAGAGGGTCGTAGACCCCTTAAAGCAGGTCTTGTGTCTCCAGATGAGATTGACTCTCTCACAGTGCTTGGACACATGGTTAAAGACGTACTCGGAGAACCTTCTCATGAAGGTGAGCATTGTTACTTCTCCATCCCCGCAGCACCCGTAGATGTTCAAATGGATGTGGTTTACCATAAGGGTGTGTTTACCCGCATCGTACAGGAGTGTGGGTACACCCCGCACCCCGCGAACGAGGCTATGGCTATTGTCTTTGCTGAGACTGCGAAGGAAGGTTTCTCAGGTATCGGCATCAGCTTCGGCTCTGGTATGACCAACATCGCTCTTGCAATCAATACCATTGAGGGATTGTCTTTCTCCGTAGCTCGCGGTGGAGATTGGATTGATCAAGGTGCGGCACGTTCTGTTGGAGGTACGGCATCTAAGATGTGTGCAGTCAAGGAGAAGGGCATTGACTTGAAAGACCCTAAGAACCGTGAGGAAGAGGCGATCAGCTTCTACTACAAGGCTCTTATTGAACACGCATTGGATAACATCGCCCAGCAGTTCGTAACTAGGGGAGGTCATCTGACGCTCAACAAGCCTATCCCAATTGTTGTTGGGGGAGGTACGAGTCTAGCGGGGGGGTTCATGGACTTTTTCCGTGAGGTTTTTGAGACGAAGCGTAAGCGTTTCCCTATTGAGATCTCAGAGGTGCGTCATGCCTCTGATCCGTTCCATGCGGTAAGCAAGGGGATGTTGGTTCTTGCCCAGCAGGAGTATGACGAGGACTGATTTTTTTCTTTTATATGCCCTCTTTCATATAAGATATTAAAAAAAGAGGAAGATATGAAGAAAACAGCAGAGATGGCTTTGGCGAACCTTGAAATGAGAACCGCAAAGTTGGAGGAGGCGGAGTACCAAGAATGGGTTGACATGGATTTTAAGACAACGTCCAGAAGCTTCGAGATCGGTAGCCAAAAAGACCTTAAGGCTACGATACTTCAATTAAACCCATGGTACGACTTTGATCTCTCCCTCTCTGGGAAAGGTATGAAGAGCATCGTGACATCTCTTTTTAGACCGCTGAAGAGAATTATTGAAGTCCTTGAAAAAAGCGGTATGTCGTTTAAAGTTGTCTTCAAAATTCGTCCGACTCTTATCAAGAAGTCAGGTTCTGAAGAGGTCACCCTGACTTTTGAGAATTTCTTTTTACGTATTTATTCTTCCCCCTTCAAGGTGTGGAAAGACCCTAATGATGTAGAAGCGAATTTTGACTATAAGGCAAGAAGGTTTTATGTGACCGCACCGCCTAGCCTCAATCACTCCTTAGAGTGGTTAAATAAAAAGCAGGATTGGAAGATAACGTACAATCCTATTCGCGGAACTCTCAGATCAAACATACCCTTGCTCCTCAAAGCAAGCTTTGCGAAGGCTCTCTCTAAGCACTTGAAAGACTACCAAGAGAACCGTAAACTTATCTCGAAGGCGATCCACGAAGAAATAGCTTCTTGGTCAGAGGATTTCGTTAAGAACTATGGTGTCAAGAACTTCGGGGGTCTCGTTGAAGACTACGCAGAATCCACTTATCGCCAACAAGGAGAAGATGAGGCTTGGGCCGAATACGGTGGTCGAGAATCGGCAGAAGGGGCTGTGTGGAAAAATGTCGTGCTTGCAGATAAAAAAGTTAGCGGGCTGGAAGAAGACCCTAAGCGACCTGTGTTCTTATTCCTTATTGACTTCGACGACACTAAAAACACTGCGGCTCTAGTGAGATGGGACTTCACATCGCTGATCTCGCGTGATGCCAAATGGGGCACGTTGGAGAAGATGAGAAGCCTTTACAACAAAAGCTAAAGTTGCTCTTCGAGATTTTCCATATCTTCTGGAGTGAAGTCTTTGAGGCTCTTGAAATCACCCATAGCATCTTCGATGAAAACGTCTTTGCGTGGAATGTGATCATCTAGATTAACATCATCGACAAAAAGGTCTGTCTCTCTCTTGAGGCTTTTTTTGAAGACCTGCCATGCCTTCCCTTCTTTTACAAAAGCCTCTGTAGGTCTGTAGTAAAACAACCCTACTAAAGCTAGACCTATTTGAATCTTAGATGTAAGGATGAAGCCAAAGAACTTCACTGATTCATAGGTCAGAAGACCAACTATAAAAGTTGAGACGAAGGCGGAGATCTCTCTGTCACTATCGTCTTTTTTCAACTCGTTCTTTATTTTCTTTACGGCTCGGATAGGGTTCGAGATGTCGAAGAGGGACTTCGCAAACTCTGTCATCGTCCGCGTGCCTATGTCTTTCTTAACTAACATTAGAGCTTTCTGCTTCAGTTGTGATGAAGAACCACCCTCAAAGCCCAACAGATATTCTTCATAAAAAGGCTCAGTACTATAACCCGACCCAGATACTTGGGTTACAATTTTTCTAAACTTCCTGCTTTTGCTTTTCTTGACCAGCTCACCTATGACCATAGAAGGTGTCCTTTCCTCAAATCCCGCCTCGCTATCTTCGACTCCCAACCTCCAAGAATCATACATCCCCTCTAGAACACGCTGATACGCCACTTTCCTGAATAAAACAGTGAGGTGCGATATTACAGGGGTAGATATAAAGATGGCTCTGGTGATCTTGTGGAAAGCCTTGGTGATGAGGTTCTTGAAGTTCCTGACTTTCGCGAGACCTGTTTGAACAAGGTTCACGATGAAGTTCTTCACTTGTGTGATCGACCTAGCCTTCCTTAGTTGAAAAGAAGCAGTCCTATATAGAGACTCTCTATTCGAAGCGAGCCTTATATTTCGTTCTTGAAACTGAGAGGGATCCGCGAGAAAGTTAAGCATCTGTCTTTTCCTTTATAGATTTTAGGTCTTCCTTTGTAGGGTTGTCGATCCCTCCTATACTGTTGCGTATGAATACGTCTCTTACAGGTATCTTCTTATCTAAGATGTCAAAGTAATCATCCTTTAATTTCTTCTTCTTGAAGACCTTAGAGAGCTTCCGATAGACTTGCCTAGATAGCTCACCTTTTTGGAAGACCGCTTCTGTACCGCTGTAGTAGAACAGACCCACGACACCTAGAGGTATCATTGAATAAAAAGCAAACACACCGTAGCCCATTATATGCAGAGCCACCCAAGTAACGCACTGAACAAGAAACTTAGCTAAAAAAGTGTTTGTTACCTGACTACTCTTGTAATTTTTCACCCTTCCCGAACCTCCTCCGTGTATTAGGTCTCTTCCTGTATATGCTTCTTTCCCCATAGCGTCTCTCATGAATTGAAGGGCTGTATTGCCGATATTCAGACTATCAAAGGCCACTTTCGCCATCTCTGACATTGTTCGAGTACCTATGTCTCTGTAAACAACCTTCTTCGCCCTTGCTGTGAGCTGGGATTCGTCTTCACCATTGTGTCCCATCAGATATTCCTCGTAAAAGGGATCTTTCATGTAGAAAGATCCGACCCCCTTAGAGTAGGCATTTCTAAACTTCTTCTTTTTTACCTTGCTCATGAGATACTTCCCCACTCCTTTTGGAGTTCGCTTCAAGTTCACCGACTTGTCTTCGACACCTAACAGCCATGAGTCGTACATAGCTCCTAGAAGTCTCTGATAAGCAACATTACGGAAGACAGAGGTCAAAGACTTCATAACAACATTAGAAAACAAAATCATTCTCGTGAATGAGTGTAAGGCATTTGCTGCTTTAGTCAGCATACCTTTCACCGCCATCAAACCTGATTGTATTGCGTTGAAGATCCAATTGCCCATCTCAGAAATGCGACCCGCCTTTTTGACTTGGATCAGGGCGATCTTACACAAAGTCCTTTTGTCAGCAGAAGCTAGTCTTATCTGCATCGCAAAGTTGTCGGGGTGGTCTAGGAAGTCTATCATTTTTCGGTCTCCTTCATGCTTTCTCTAGGGTTGCCTATAAACAAACAAAAAAGCCCTGCCTCCCAATAATGGGGAAGCAGGGCTTTAGGCTCTTTGGAGAGTGGTTCTTATCTGTTTAGCGAATACTGAGAGCTTTTGAGATCATCTTGATCTGTGCTCTATCTAACTCAACACCCTTAAGGTGTAGAGTTACTCTTTCTTCAGCATAAGCCATCATCACCTCTTCGAATGCTGAAGTCGCGATGGAAAGTTTGTTCCCTCTGTATGAAAATCTTTCCCAAGACCATCCGTAAAATATACGGTTGCTCTCTAGCTCTTCTAACAATTCTTCAAAAGAGTAGATGTTCTTAGATAAGATTTCTTCACTCGACGAGGTCGAGGTCAAATTGTCATTGTCATAGTCAATCGTTTCTTTGATCAGAACAAGATTGGCCATAGGCTTAACTGACATCCTCATATTTTTTCTCGATTCGGTTTAAGTATTAATAATTAGTGGTAAATAAACCATAGGGGATTAGAACTTGAAGACACAATCTTCAGGGAGCTTATCGTCACGCCATCTCTCTAATACGGGGTGGCGGATCGCTCCCGTTGGGTACTGCCCATACCCCTTAATCTCAGCAACACGACCTACGAACTTTTCCATTTGATCTCGGGGTCCTGTCTCTCCTAGTGACCCTACAACGCGGAGGTTCCCTTCCTTGTCGTAGAAGCCATAGTTGAGTCCGACGTAGCCTTTTGTCCAAGGATCTGTGTGTAGACCCTCTGGGTAGAGCTTGCCGTCTTGACGATAGACCTCGCCTGGTCGAACTCGCCACTCAGAAGGCTTCGCCTCACAGTCCACGATAACAACATCATAGTTGTCGGTGAACTTGAGCTTTGCCCAGCTTGATCGGCTGTTCGCCTTGTAGGGTGCTTGAACATCCTTGACCATGATTCCCTCATGACCCCTCTCCAAAGCGATCTGCATGAGATCCGCTGTGGAGTTCTCTGACATCTGGTAGATCTCTGAGAGGGCGATGTTCTTCATGTCATCTCTGACAACACTGAGAAGAAGGTTTCTTCGCTCTGACCAAGCTCGGTCTCCAACGTACTTGCCGTCGAAGTAGAGGATGTCAAAGGCGGAGAAGACCAGAGACTCAGGAGACTCTGCTCGAAGATTAGACACGCGGTCAGAGCCTTCAGCTCCTTCGCGAGGGATAATCTCACCATCAAGAAGGTAACCTTTTGGCAACTCTGCCTGTGCGTGGCTGAGGCAACCGATGTCTTTTCCGATACGTGACCAAGCCACGTTATTTCCTAAGAGGCATCGGTGTCCGTCCAACTTCATCTCTGCGATGTAGCGATCATTACCCTCGACCTTTTTGATCAGCTTCTCTTTTGCGGTCTTCGCGAGCTGGGGGCGAAGGAATTTGAACACTCCGCAGGGTGAGTTTACGTTAATCTCTTTTGGCATCTCTGTCTCCTAAATGTCTGTTATTACTTATATTTAGTATTATCAATAGTGGGGAGGGGCTATGTTTTTGGCTTACTCATTTTTCTTCTGTCTCTTGAGTCACTGCCTACTTCCCATATCTCATATGAAACTTGCTCCGAATCGTCTCTGAAGAACTTTGATAAACCATCGCGGCTGAGACTTCCCTCAAACTTGTTAGAAGCTAGTGCTTCCTTTGCCTCTGAGACAGTGTCGAAATAGTAGTATCTGGGGTGTTTGTAGCCTGTCTCAGCCTGAAAAGTTTCCGTTGTTCTGTCTTTGAGCTGAGTCTTTACAGTGTGTATTGTGTACATTCCTTTTCCCTTTTTGGTTTCAAAATCGGAGGTTGGGGTGCTGAACTTTCCACTTTTTTGCCCAACTCTCGATCACTTTCAGCTTAGGGGCATTCTTCAGCACAGCTTTGTAGACCATCCCGTCTTTACGACGGACGAAGCCGATCTGAACCTTCACGCCTTCACGCCTGAGAAGCTCAACGAGGTACAGAGACGCATCGTGGACTTTTGGGTTATTGTGGATGTTGATTACTTCTTTCAGCTCTTTTGGAGAGACCTTAGAATGAAGCACTTGTAAAGTAAGTTGCTCAAGGGTGTGAGCCTCGATTACAAATTCACCACCACGGTAGTAATATGAGGTCATTTCAGTTTTTACAGTTTTCATTGTATATCCTTTCTAGGTATTACTCTTATCAAACACAAGAGAGGTCGCTATGAGAGAGATAGACATTTTTATAGAAAACTTCATAAACATACTAGGTCATGAGGTCTGGACACAAGTGATCAAAGAGCGGGTCAGAGAAGAAGGTGTCCTCTATTCTGTGATAGTTAGACCCTTTTATGGGAGTACTACAAAGTGGTTTGGCCCCAAGGAAGGGTATGTCTCTACACCTGAGTTTAAAAAGATCACACGCCGTGTATCCTCCGCTTTTAAGAAGGCTGCCAAGATGAGTCCTCAAGTAGAGCTTGACCCAGATGGTTTTTTGTTGAAGCCTACTTCCAAGAGGTTTAAGGGAAAGAGCTTTTACCCTATGGGTTCTGCTTATCTTCATATGGTCTTTGTTTCCAAGCGGACCTGATATGGCTGAAGATGCCCAAGATGTCCACCCATTTCTGTGAGTCTCTATGGAAGTCCTGTATGTACCACTCTCCTGTGAGATCACATACGTCATTGTGGTTGTCAAAGAGTGGTTCATCTAGATAGATCTTAAAGCCGTAGGCTTCTGCGAGGTAAGTTCTCCCTGAGTCTTCGGATTGGCGAACGTGAAAGCCACATTCTTCAAGGCCTTTGCAGACCGCTTGGAACAGATCTAGTCCTTCTAGAGGGTGAATCTCTTTAGTCCACACTCTGTGTCCGTTTGATATCTTTGTGTACATTGATAGATCCTTTGTCGTTGCCTTACTCTTATATACAAAGGAGAGCAAGCCATGAGAAAACATCGCTTGAAGAGAGCACAGATACAGAGGAAGCTTCTATCTACTTAGAGTGAGAGTCTGCTATAGCACTCGCACACCATGAGTCTGGCTTAACCTTTACCTCTTGAAACCCACACCCTCTGACCATAGACACTAGAGTGTTTGCGTATTGGGAGGTTCTCGCCCTTGAGTTCTCGGGGCTAACATCTATGTGTATCTCGATGTTAGCTTCTTCAACTTCTCTCTGGATGTCTTGAGCCAGCTCTAAGGACATTTGGGTCTCACAATAGACCCTGTTGAACAAGTCATAAGAGGTGATTGGAGGGTGCTTGACATAGAAGTACCTACAATCATAGTCCTTGTTTGATGACGTGACCGCGATAGCAGAGACGAAAAGGGTACCGTCCCTGTGAGGCTGACTGTCTGTGCCTATAAAGATGGTTGACTGATACTTGGAAGCGTTCTTGATGAACAGGATAATGTCTGAAAAGTTGACACTAACCCTCCTACCTGTTTGCCACATTCGACCCTCTCTTTCTTGTTCTTCATTATACAGGACCTCCTCTTTTTTTGATAATAGCAGTATATGAAAGAAGAAAGAACAGGAGATAGGAATGCCAGATTTAACACCTTTTACAGTAGCTTACTGCCCATCTGCTAAGACCCCCGTACAGATCGAGGGGTCTAAGGGCAACGTGTACAACGTCTTCAAAGGACGAACCGCACACTATGACTTTGATTGGATTTGTCAGTGTGCTGGTCGGAAGTACCGACCTCATGTGGACTGCAAGCATATCCACCTTGTGAAGAGGGATACCTGTGAGTGGAATGAGTCCACCAGCCCTGAGCCTTACGAGGGAGATGGAAAGTGTCCTTGCTGTGGCGAGTCTGTTGACTTCATCACAATGTGGGGTTGATGCTATGGCTACATTTTACAGGAACTGTGATCACCGAGGCAGGTGGAGGGGAGACCCTCTTGACTTTCTTTTGATCAAGATCGAAAGCCGACAACATACCAAAAGAGAAATCGTCTCCCTATTGGAAAGCATTGGGTTCAAGCTCTATTGGATCAAAAAGTCTAGGGGCAGGCAGGGAGATATCATCTGGACAGCCAAGACCAAGAATGACATTTACGGTAAAGGAATCCTCGACGGAGGGGAGTTAATTACCGCTCGTTTGAATTGGATAACCTATGACGCAGACATGGTCTCGTTTTGGCATAGGACAAATCTTGATCTACGAAAACGCCTATTCTACTCCATTAACTTAGAAGGAAACACTCTAGAGCCGTACACCTACTAAGGTACTACCACCCTTCGGGGTGGTTTTTTTTGTTCTTTTATTGCCTCCTTACACCAGACTAAGAAGGAGGTCTAAGCATGAGACAACTAACAGCATCACAGAAAATCGCTCAACTTGAACACCGTATCGCTCATCTTGAGAAGCAGGCCTTAATTGGTATTTTCAAGAGCAATATGAGACGAGCTAAAGAGATTCACAAGGCGATACATCAAGACATTAGCAAAGGGTACGAGCAATGGCTAATAGACCAGATACTCCCTTTTCAGATTTCTAGACAATTGGGCCGAGACTATGAATTCAAATACGAACACGCCCCTGATAACAAATACGAGGGGGCTATCGGCTCTTACCATGATAGCCATGAGAGGGATGTCAAGTCACTAAGTGCGAACAAGTTTACGGTCGATATGTGGCGGGGTGCGAATATAGATCTTGACCTAACTATCGTCTTTGACGAGAGGAGCCTCGGCAGCAAGATCAGAGGTAAAGATCCTTCTTTCACCGTCTACATGGATGGGAAGAAAGCATTTCACCTCAAGAATATTAGAGACATCAAAAACGGCTTGGCTTGGAAGCATACCCTAAAGGCTCTCAAGACGGAGTTTAGAGAGCTGGGGAGAGAGATCGAAGACTACACTAGAGATTTTCTCGAAACACATGAAGACGAGCATATCTGAAAGAAAATATTAAAACAAGACAACAAGGTTCATTACCCCGCCTATAGACTCTAAAGTATTTGCGTATTGGGAGGTCTTCCCTTTAGAGTTTTCGGAGCTTACGTCTATATGGATTTCGAGATTTCTTCGTCCTTAATTAAAATATCTAAAACCGATCTTGCAACGGCCTGAGCAAGGATAGGAGGTACTGCGTTACCTACTTGCCCAAATTGAGTCATCGAAACTTTTCTTTTACTACTATATGAATCTAAGCGTGTTCCGACGAACTCCCAATCTAATGGGAATGTTTGCAAACAGGCCAATTCGCGGACTGTAAGCATTCTATCGTAATTAGGATGAATGAAGTCCCTATAGCCACTTCTAGTAACAGTCGGAGAAGGCTTATTTGGATCTAATCGTCTATATGTAGACCCAAAAGTTTTCGTAATATCTGAAAGCTTTTTCCCTTGTTCTACAAGTTTAATCTTTTTTATCGTACTAGGAGCATGAGCGGTTTTCTCGTGGTTTTTAAGTTTAGTGTCCATGTTTTTTAATCCTATCTTTGATAGTTTTAGAAATCTTTAATGCATTTTCAGAAGGGGGGCTAGCGTCGGACAGTGAGCCAATCGCATCTCCGACTGTCGTGTAGGGCAAAAGGGTACTTTCTGAAAATGCATTAAACAAGGTTATCTGCCCCCTCGCGACTAATTCAGACGATTCTGTAATGCCGTGAGTAGCCTTTGGGAACTCAAATACCTGATTTATTCTATTACCGACAATAAAGAATCTCTCTCTGAACTGCGGGGCCCCAAAATGTGCGGAATTTAAAACTTGAAAACTTAGCTCATAACTATATTCAATATCATCATATAAGATTGGCTCGCTCATCCCACTTACTATTGCATCCTTTGCTCTACCTTTTGACCAATTTACCATCCCTTTTACATTTTCCATTACAAATACCTTTGGCAAAGCTTCTCTAACCACTCGAATATACTCTAGTAAAAGAAGCCCCCTTGGGTCATCCATCCCCATCCGATCCCCTGCTAAGCTAAAGCTTTGGCAAGGAGGCCCGCCTATAACTACGTCTATGTCTAGAGGCTTTACTCCTGCCGTCCGTAAAATTTCTTCAGTCGTGATCCCTGAAATATCACCTTCTATAACAGGTACATTTGGCATATTCAGTCTTAGCGTCTCACAACAAGAGTGATCTTGTTCTACTGCAACAAGAGTCTGAAAGCCTGCTGCATGAAATCCGATATCCATCCCTCCCGCCCCCGAAAATAAACTAATTAAAGTTTTCAAGCGTTCCCCCTTGTCTTCTATTATATACAGTACGGTATAGAGATATTATACCCGAGACTCAAGTGGCTTTAGCTCTTATCAGATGGAAAGAATCTACGATAAGCTAGGGTATCGTTACTAAATTCTTTATCACCCCCCCTCTGAAGCTACAAACACAGCTAAGGAGGAGTAAAGATGTTCCATCACTTAACAATGGCCGTTCGAGATAGGATGATTAAAGAGCTTCGTGAGTATTGGCAAGACCACCCTCGTTATGAAACTCTCTCACGAAACATACAAGGTAAGTACGCCTTTGATGAGAGGCCTCAGTTTGGCATGGTCATTAAAACATCGGGTGCGAGTAACGTAATCCTAAGCCCTGATAACTTCATAGGTCATGTTAAAGGCTATGTCTCACTCGCTAAAGTAAAGAACAAGAAGAGCGTCTCTATAGAGTGGGCTAAAGAGGACAGCTTCGTGAAGCCAGAAGAGGGCGTTTACCACATCAAGGTAGAAAAGAATAACAGGGTTGAAGACCCCAATGCCTATATTATGAACTATCAGAGATATGTGTATAGGAAAGAACCTTCTCCCATATTCTCTGACCCCACCACGATTGGGCTTGCGTATACTCCTCACGGAGACTCTTTGAGAATCCGAGAAGCTCCTTCGGGCAGAGTTTTGGGAGCAACGGAATACGTCTTGAATGGGTCAACCGTAACTTTAATAGAAGAGGTTCAACAAGGACTGTCTTTAAGTGCGGAGTACACAAGTAAAGATGAGTTCTTGAATGGCCCTTTCCACGTAACCCCAGACTGTGCTTTCCGCAAGATCATACCAGGTGTCGTCATTGCAGTGGGTCGCTGGATAGAGGATGGAGATGAGCAGGTAATTGTTGTGTCCAACAAGCAGGAGATTGTAGCTAGGGAGCATGGGGGGAGGTGGGAAATCTCTGTGGATATAGACTTAGTTACAAGGGATGTCCACTCACAGGCTGACATAGCGGATAGGACTGTGGTTTGGCTTTGGTCTACGTTGAGGCCAAAGCTGGCAAATATGGGTTTAGAGATGTCCGACGTTGGACTCGGGGGAGAGGGTGAGGAAGTTTATGATGAAAATGGAGATGATTATTTCTACACCGCCTCTATGAGTCTTAGTCTTCAGACGGATTGGTTTATCCACTTCCCTGTACTAGTTCCTATTCGGGGGTCTAGTCAGGACCTAGTGCCTATCTCAGAGTTTGATGCTCCTCTTGTGGGCTTAGGTAGAGACAGCAGTTTCGTACAGAGGATAATTTGATATGTCATTTATTGCGGTCTTGAGTAAAGCTATCGAAAGGATGTTAAATGAGCACCAAGCTACCAAAAAAGAAAAGCTATAACCCGTCTGACTTTAACCGCTATGGAAAGGAATGGGCAAGCAGAGATCCTCGCAGGAGTATTGCTAATGTGAAGTTTTCAGGGGCGACGCTCATAATAGAGCCTGTCCACAAATTTTACGGCTGCACATTCAACAACTGCGTTATTGTCCTAAAAAGCTATGGCAGAGAGAGTAGCCATCACCTAAAAATAAATAAGTTTAACAACTGTGTTATACGAGACAAGAGAGGCGATAATTCAGACGTGACCTTTGGAAGTTGTACCCTCAAAAGCACAGTTGTGAAAAGTCCTATCGGACTAGGGGAACCTACCGAAAAAACTCATTTCATTAACTGCGAAATAAAAAAAGGGTACGGCAATGTTGATTTTAAGGGGGTCAACCTTGATGGCACTAAAGGCTTTAAATATGCCGATACTTCAATAGTAGAACACAAGGGTGTGACTGCTGAAGAAAAGGTGGTTATGGGTAGAAATGTTCAGAAGCTAGCAAGGGCTTTGAATAAGGTCAAAAACTTCAAGACCCTACTGAAGAAAGTGATCGCTCTTGAAGAGCAGTATGTCTATAAGAAGCACTTTGGTAGCGAACTGAGGACTCTAAGAGTAGAAATCAGGAAGCGGATTAAAGAGAAGCTGCGTAAAAATCAGGAAGAGGCTAGGCTTCGTCAACAGATCCAGCAAGAAGTTCAACTACTCAATCTGGATCTCGCTCGAGCCCAAGGAGATGATGAGTTAGTGCCTATTATGATGAGGGCAGATTCTCTTCTTGAAGACCCCCTTGCTGAAGAATTCAAAGCTGACTTAGGGTTTATACAAGAGACAGCTAAATCCAAGCTCTCTCTCTGGGAGCGTATGCTTAAAAATAAGAGAAAACTCTTCAATGAGGGTCGTAGGGCTTCACAGATCAGAACCGCGTCACAGATGCTCAACCATCTCAACAAAGAGGCAGGAGTCTTCGACTCGTTTTCAGAGGGGGTGCTTAAATCTATCCTAGAGAAAGTCCTCAAGATGATGGTCGAAGAGAATCTGATTTCGGAGCACTTCAGCTACAGCCCAAGTATTAAGTTCATTAAAAGAGGCGGGTTGGAGAGTGCGTTCGTGAAGGGCAACAATGACCTCGGAGACTTCTCTATCAGGGTAAACAAGAAGGGGGAGAATGTAGTTGTTTTCTTAAGACCCTCTGAAGGAGGTCGTGTGCTATTAGGGAAGGATGTCAGGTTCTCCCTAATAGACCCCAAAGCCTCTGAGAGGAAGATCCTTCAAGAAGTAGGGGGTAGTTTAAAAAGTAAGGGCAAAGTCGGCTTACTGCATGAGCTACTTACGGGCTACAACCCTCACCTTTAACCTTCTCCCTCTCAAACGTTATAGTCTTTAAATAATCAGAAGATAACTGACCCAATTAATGAAAGGATTTGTCCTATGAGACAACTAACAGCATCACAGAAAATCGCTCAACTTGAACACCGTATCGCCAGACTTGAAAAATCTGCTAGTCGATTTGACTCCTTGAACCTCGAGGTCGTCGCATCAGCGGCAGAAGATGTTGCCCTCATGGTCAATGCTAGGTTTAACGCCAAGTCTTCTACCATCCGCAAACAAAAAAGAGGCAAAACAGTAACAGCATTCTTCAACCTACTTCGAGGGCGTGAGGTTCTCACAAAGGTTTTCGTAAGAAAGACAAGAAACCGCTTGGTCGCTTTCATGAGAAACTCTACGGGCTTTGTTGAACTCGGCAATGTTGAGTATTTCACCGCAGATTCTCAATCTTCTGTACGAGAGCTTCTTGAGAGTGTAAGGTTTAACCTTAAAACAGATAGTTCTATCGACCTCTATGTTGACTCCTCAGAGATTTGATCCAAAAGTATCTCTCTGTCTTGCGGGGACACGAAAATAGGTGTGTGGTCTCCCCTATGGGTGTTGAACTCAAGGTACTCTAACGCCATGTGGTATTTTTCATTTTCTTTGAGTTCTGGGTTTTTTTTCGACATCTCCCCCGCCCAATATTCAACGACCTGATCTTTGTCATAAACGACAGCAAAGGGTTCGTAGGAAACCCCTATGATCATGTCATTAAAGATCTCTCGCGGTTCTAGTAGGAGTAGTTCTTCCATCGTAACCTCTATTCAATAGTTTATTTATTCAATCGACTGATAAAGTGAACATCTAAAAAGCTAGGTTACTATGCCAATAATCAAGTTCCAATGTCAATCTTGTGGTCTCTTACAAAGAAAAAGAGTGCGAGGAGTTCAGTCTGTAGATTGCCCTTGTGGAGATACCGCGTATGCGGAAGGGTCTCGACCTGTTTCTAGTATAGGATTCTCTTCAGAGGTTGAGGGCAGTATGAAAGCCCAAACTTCTGGGATTGAGTCTTTTGATTTGGATTTTGATCGAGTTATTGGCGAAGAGTCAAAACAGAAATGGGACACCGTATATCGAAGGCAACGAGATAAGTGGGATGTCCTCCATCAAAGTGACAGTGCCAGCGGCTACGATATTATGAGGCTACCTGACGGGAGCTATGGTTCTTTGCCTGAAAAAGCTAAGGTGTTCCGAGAAAACCGTCAGGACAATATGAGAAAAATACGAACTCAGAACAAGTAAAGGAGTAGTCAGATGGCTATAGAAAATAGTTACCTACCACCAGGTGTTTACACAAGCACCGTATTTGGGAATCAAAACCAAAACCAAGCTCGACTGCAAGGCAGGGTGCCTACCTTAATCGGCACAGGTCGCCAGACCATCGAGAGCAAGGGCAGTCTCCTCGTAAGAGGCTCGTCTGCTGTGGTTGATCAACGGATCGTAGAAGAAGATCCATCAGGCAGAATGGTTGCAGGAGAGAATCCCGATGGGAGTTACACCTATCAGGACTTCGACGGCGAGACAAACCAACTTCAGGTCAGGAAATGGCCTATCGTCACGGGTGACGGGTCTGGGACTAACGCTACGGTTCCTTCTTCTGTTACCGTGAGCATCAACGGCATTAACACTGTCGTTCTCGCAGTTGATGGTGCTGAAGGAGTTCTTACTATCGCGGAAGCCCCTAAGCAAGGAGACGACGTAAGAGTTTCTTACTTCTTCAACCGCACGGACACTTTCGTAGAAGAGGAAAACCTTTCTAGTCAGGTGTCTCCTTTCGACACAGAACTTCTCGGAAGTAGTTCCCCCTTCGTGATCGACAATACCTCTAACACTCTTATCTTAACTGTAGATGGTGTGACAGGTGTTATCACACTCCCTAACGGAGCTCAGGGTGATCGAGCGAACTCCCTCCAGCGTGTCATCGCAACCATTAATGGTGCAGGGCTTGCTTCTCTCGAAGCAGACTCCTACAAAGACACGGAAGGTGGCGACAACCTCATCCTGACAGCAGAGGGGTCGATCCTTGTAGGTAACGGCACAGCTAACACCACTATCGGTGTTTACTTGAACCAGACAGGCAATGAACGCACCCGCACGTTCTTTACTCAGTATGGCCCTATTGTAGACGGAACAAACAGTGGAGTTATTACTACCTCCACTGACAATGTGACCGTTAGGGTTGACGGGGTAATTGTAGCGGTTGAGTCTGTAGACGGTTCAACGAACGCTATCACCCTCGCACTCCCCCCTAAAGTAGGTACTGTCATTAGTGTTGACTACTACCACAATACTTTCAGAGATCAGTTCGACTACGTGTCGGGTCGTGACATCACCTCCATCGACAGAGTTTCTCTTGTCGCATCAGGCGGTGGCTCAGCGGCCTTGTTTGTCGAAGACGTGGACTTTGTACTCTCAGACGACAAGATTGTCTGGGGTACAGCGACAGTTGCCTCTGCGGGTGCAGTACAGAATGGCCAGACCCCTTTCGGCAACAACCAAGTGTCTCCAACTCTCCGAGATGAGAGAGCCTATCTTTTAGAGTGTTCTTCTGTAATTACGAATGCCGTCCCTCCTAGAGTCCTCCAAAACGTCTTTAAACTCCCCTTCCAGCCCGTTGACGGATCTGGTGCAGGGAAAGCCACTAACAGAGCTGATCTTGTCACAGTGAGGACAGGAGTCTCCCTCTCAGACGCCCTTGTCAACCCTCTTGCAGTTGTGACTAAGGTTGACCCTCAGACTTCACAGGTAACTCTCGCCTCTGATATCCCTGCGAACCATAAGGTGTTTGCGAGCTTCTACTACTCCAATATTCAAGACAAGTTCGGAGATAAAGCGTATCGAGTCGAGGTTGAGTCTGCGGGAGCTTCTGGAGTTGGCACTTACTCTGTTAAGTCTTTAAACGAGACTCTTTATAACGTGACTCTTGAAGACAAAGGTACAGACCTTAGTGAAATCGCCTTGAACTTCCCTTCAGGGTCTGAGTCCATGTCAGGTGCTAGAGTTATAGGAGGCACCCCTGTGGCGGAGAATGTCACCGTTGAGCTTCGTAGTTACGACGAGACTCCTGCGATCTTCTTCACCGAAGGCTTCGGAGACTACTTCCTCGTCGAGGGTGCTTCAGACACTCTTGCTATTGAGGCAGACCTTCAGGCAATCACGATTGACTTCTCTGCCCCTATGGGTGCTGGTCGTAACGGTCACATTGCGACTCTTGTAAGTGACTTACTTACGTATGACGTTGCGAGCAACAACACTAACTACGGTGCGACAGCATTAACAAGAGCGGTCACTCTCACTGTGGATGGCGTAACTCTCGCAGAAGCTTCTATTAACGGCGTAGGTGACGATGTTGAGACTTGGGTCGGTGCTATCAACACAGCAGCGAACGCTTCTGCACCTGTTTACACAGCCATGTCTAGCTTCTCTGCTTGGGAAGCGAAGGCAAATTCATATGCTGGCTTCAAGTTCCGTTTCGTCGGCGACTCGAATGGTGCTTCTGCCGTAGCCTCTGCCACGATTGGTGCGGCTGTTTACCTCAGCCCCGACGACCTCGCTAACGCTGTTGGCGTGGCGATTACTAATGCAATCACCGCAGACATCGTTGGTGCAAACGCAGACTTTACAGGTCTTGATCTCAGTTGCTCTGCGGATAACACGGGCCGTTTAGTATTTAGTTTGGATTCTCTTCCAAACGCTAACGACTCATACGGATTTATTGAGTTCATCGCAGATACTGAAGATACGTTCCTCAGTATTGCAGGCGTAGACTTCGATACTCAGAACGCAACCACGAATGGCAACGGCACTCAGACTAAGTTTGGTTTCCTCCCTGTCGCGGCACACTCACGCACCACCCTTACTTCAGGCGAGCTCCGTGACCGCTTGATTCTTAAAGGTAGGACTGTTATAGGTAACAAGTACTTCCCAACATCAGATCTAGGTGTATCTGTTGATCAGGGTGTGCGGGTCGAAGATGCTGGCCTCAGTGCTGGCGACTCCGCTGTTGCTTCAAGAAGATCTGTAGTTGATGCCCCAAGTGTCCTCCTTCGTTTGGGTTGGGGTGATGTAGACGCTCTTGGTATTCCTGCAAAGACACTGTACAGTGCTGGCAATGACCAGAATGACACTCTTGTTCTTGAGATTGACGGTAGTACTGTCACTATCAATTTATCAGATGCTACGGCTCAAGGTAATCTCACTTCAATTACAGATATCCTTGATGATGTAGTAATCGCGGTAGGTGTAAATGCCACTGCTCACATTGAGGGTGCGGGCATCCGTGTTATCAATGCAAACTCTAACATTGATTCCTATATTAGAGTTGGTGCAGGTAACGGTAATTCATCTTTCGGTTTAACTGAGGGTGAGTCTGTTTCTTCTGTAGGTGTCACCGCCCAAGCTTTGACCTCAGCTCTTATGAGTGATGTTGTTGCGAAGGCCTCTTTCGCAACTGCTCTCTTCTCTATTGAGCCAAGCACAGACGCAATCGCGGGTCACTACGCAGAGAAAGCTGTGTCTTACCTCCACGTAAACCAAACAGGTCGTAGTTTTGTTGGTTTCGAGAGTCTCTCAACTAGTACCAGCTCTATCCTTGAAGTTACAGGGGGTCGTGTTGCTACAACTAGAGGAAGTGGTACGAAGATCACCGTAGGCGACGGAGCTGTCGGAGAGAATGCGTATCAAGGGTTTGTGGTCACTTCCGATAACCCGAAGGGTTCGGGGTCAGCTAATGACTCACGCCTCAACGACGGTTCTGGCTCAGATGGTGTTGTAGGACAGACTTATATTGATTCAGTAACAGGCCTCACCTTCTCCCTCCTCGCAAGAGAAGGTGGTTTGTCATACCCTACAGGTGTCAACGCAAGAGTTCTCTTCAGCGTATCCACTACCCTGACAACCGACGCTAATATTCCTGTGTCTCTCATACAAGGTGTTGAACTCACTGTGTCTAACACACTCAACACACAGGCAGGAGACATTGCTCTCGTAGAGACTTTTGTTAAGAGTGGTTCTGAGCCTTCTATAGGTCAGACCTACTATGTTGACTTCACCCGTGTTAGATCACTCTTTAACACTCGTACCTTCACCTCTCTCGGAGACGTGGTAGCCACCTATGGGCCTCTGAGTCCAGAGAACTCTTTGAGCTTGGGTGCTTACCTCGCGTTTGCTAATGGTGCTTCTGCAATTGCTTGTAGGCAGATCCCTCTCGCGAAGGGTCAGAGTATTGCTACCGAGGATCAAGTCATCTCGGCAATTTCTGGTGTTGAAGGTGAGATCACACCAGGTCTTTCACCTTCTGTGATTGTGCCTGTTTATCCTGCGACATCAGCAATCCTCTCCGCAATCTCTAACCATTGTGACATTCAGTCTTCACTTCGTTATCGTTCAGAGCGTCGTGCTGTTGTTGGCGTAAAACCTGGCACTCAGCCAAGAGAAGTTCAGCTTCTCGCACAAGCAACAGGAAACTCAAGAGTTTGCATTGTTTACCCTGACATCGCCACTCTTACTTTCATAAACGACGTGGGAGTCAGTCAGAGCTTCCTCGTCGGCGGTGAATATGTTGCGGTGGGTGTCGCTCTTGCTACAAGCAACCCTAGTGTAGACAGTGCGACCCCTTGGACGGGTCGTGTAATCAATGGTCTTTCTTCACTTTCAAGAACTCTTGATGAGGTTGACGCGAACGCGACAGCTAAAGCGGGTGTGACTGTTATAAGTCAGAGAGCGGACGGTATCAAGGTCAGACATGGTTTGACCACAAACATGACTTCTACTCTCACTAAGACCCCTACGGTTATCCAGATCGCAGATGACGTTCAGATTCGATCTCGTAACCTCTTGAGTAGGTACATCGGTGTGAAGTACGTACCTCAGGTCATACAGCAGATTGAGGGTCGTTTGAACGCTTTCTTGAAGCAACTCGTCCGAGACCAGATCATCTCAACCTACACAGGCTTGAGTGTTCGTCGAGATCCCGAAGACCCAACCCAATTGAACGTGGAGGTCTTCTACAAGCCCGTGTACCCCCTCCTCTATATTCAATTCACCTTTACTCTTCAGGGTGGCTGATTTGTAGTGTATTTATCCTCCGCCTTTTCTAGTTTAACACTACTAAGAGAAGGCAGGGATAACCATGTATGACCATAAGATCCGAGAACTCCAAGGGAGGTTGCTTCGCTTAGAGCGAGTAGCTTCTCAGGGCGACGAGGGCAGGTTCTTTGACAACCCTCTGGTAAGGTCTGTCAGAGAGTTTGCCGAGTCGGAGGCGATCTCTAATGATCTTCAGGTATCAGAGAATGCTTCTGATACCTTAGATTCTGAGAAGTCAAAAGAGCTACTTAAAGCAGAATCAGTTTTCGCACCCCCAACTCCAGCAGAGACCCGAAAAAAGCCAGGTGGCGAAGAGTTTTCAACCCTGAATCAGTTTGTATTAGAGACTGAGGAGGGTGTGAGGATGCCCTCCCCCGAAAAAGCGGAGCAACCCCCTCAGTCTTTGGAGGAAGGTAAGCTGGATCTCAAGCAGAAAGCTGAGGATCGAGTGATAACCAGAAGTGAGAAGCTACGTGCTATAAGAGAAGTCATGAAAAAGAAGTCTAGCGGGGCTTGGCTTTTACGGCAAAGGTCACTCCAGAGAAGGAAAGAAGACAGTCGTTCTAATGGAAAA